CGGGCGAAGTCACGGCCCATACCGCGTACGACGGATTCACCGAGGCCGAACGAGAAGCTTCTTGCAAATGACTTGCCGAGGCTGGATTCGGTATCAGCCGGGGCGCCATCCGGTGTACCTGCCGGAGCGTTATCTGAGCCTTCGATATTTTGGATTGTTTCACCGGCCTTCTGGATTTCCTGTGCGGCTTCACCAATGTTGTCGTTGGATTGCTGGAGCTGTTCAGTGTTTGCTACCGGTACATCCGTGGTCTGCGTTTGAGAATCATTGGTACTCCCGTCGACATTGGTCGTCGGGCCGTCTTCCTCGAACAGCGGGCCATTTTCGATAGGGTTGCCGTGCTCGTCCGTGAATGTCTGGTTGCCCGAGCTGCCATATGCCTTATTGCCCTTTGGCTTCTGCGGGACTTCGAGAACTGTCGGCTGTTCAGTTTCACCGGTCGCGGCCGTTTTTGTATTGAGTACCTTGGCTTTTCCGGAATAATCGTTTTCGTCGTACACACGGACCGTAGCGGGGATATCCTCTTCCGGTTCCTCGGTGCCCTGATTGGTGGAAGTAGCTTCGACCATCGTAGTCAGTTTCAAAAGTTCGTCTAGTTCGTTGTATCCCATAGTTCAGTCCATGTCCGTCTTGGTTAATTCCTAGTTTATACCGGCATCGTTGACGGCAGAGGTGCCATCGCGCCGTGCGGCTGTCTTGCCTCGAGGTCGGCGAGCGCCTTCTGTTCCTTGATAGCCACCGGGTCCGCACCGGTAATCAGCGCGGTCTTCATCTGTTCACCCAAAGCTCCACCGGCGAAGGTAATCTCGAGCGCGTCAAGGAACTGGATATCCTCGTGCTTGCCCGGGAACCAGTTGGATTCCATAAAGTATACCGCCCAGTACAGGCTGGTAACATGGTCGTCGTGGTTTCCGCCGGCGCCTCCCCAGGTAAACTGGTTCAATTTCGTGAAGCTCATCAGCTCGTTGATGGTAGTTTCATCCTTCAGCTTAAGGTATCCGCGCTGAACATAGAGCTTGAGGAGCATGACTGCCGTAGTCTTGATTGGGTTGGTCGAGTAGATGCCGCGGAAGTACTGGTCGTAGTTGATGAGGTTGTCGTACCCGAGTTTCTCGAACATCGTCTTGTGCGCAGTCATGCCGGAACCGCCGTTGTACTCGATTGTGAGCGGCGGGTTACCGTACATACGCAGGACACTTGCCGCCATACTGCAGAAGTCTTCCACGGTAACCTCGTTGGAGGAAAGTACAAGCACCTGCTCTGCGCGGATTGAAGACTTGGCAAGCAAAATTTGGAGAACATGGTAGTCCTGCCGCATACCGAAGCCGGTATCGAGTGCAGCGACATAGGTCCAGTCCTCTTTCTCAAGCATCTGCTTGGGGAGGGGGATGTCAAAGAGGCGGAGGGAATATTGCTTCGGTACGCCCGGGACCGGCAATGGCTTGTCCGGATGGAGATGCTCGAGGCATTTATAGTCGATAAGCGTGGTTGCAGAGCCGACGAACTCGCACATATATTCCTGGCGGAACCTTTGTTCGCCGATACGGGCTTCTTCGTCGATACCCCACTGTGGTTCACGGCCTGGGACTTCGTTCCATAGGACCACTGAGCGGACATACTTTGCTTGCAGCTCGTGCGGCGTAGCCTTGTTTTCGTCTACGCCGTCTTCCCACATTCTGTAAAAATGGTTGAGGCCGTTCGGCGTCGAGGTAATGATTATTCGGGTTGTCTTACCTGAAGAAATGGTCGGCATCACTGAAGCCATGAACTCGTCGGCCATACCCGGTCGCAAGAACGCAAATTCGTCCAGATACAGGAGGTTCGGCGAGAATCCGCGGATACCGTCAGGGGAACTAGCGGCGACCATTATTCGGCACCCGTTTGAGAACTGGATACTCATCTTGTTCCACAGCTTGACGCCCGGCTGGAGCCAGTACGGGAGAGCTACATATGACTCGCGGAGAAGCTGGAGCTGTTCCTTGGCGAGCATAAGTTTGTTCGCAAGCATGGCAACCAGTTTGTCCTTGTGGAACATTGCGTACCACAGGATGTACGCTCGGACGACGGTGGACTTACCGACCTGACGGCTCCACTTGTTGATGTTAAATCTGTATTTCAGGAAGCGCTTGATTGCAGCATCCTGGAAGGGATATGTCTTCATCAGCTGCATGCCGTTGTCTTTCGTGTTGATGTAGACATAGTTCCTGATAAAGTAAATCGGGCTCTTTGCACACTTACGGAGCTCCCTAATTCTGTAGGGAGTCATCACGACGCTTTCGTTTGCGTCACGCAAGTTGAATATTCCGTTGAATGGCATGAGCTATCTCTCCTTACCGGCAGTAGTATTCGCGGAAGCGCTTCTCGCCGATTTTCAGTATTTCCTCATCGGCCCATTTCTTGCTGAATTTTGGGTTGTTCTCCCAGCTGTACTTGGAGAACCAGCAATTGGTTGATTTCTTGCTTGCTTTCCAGTACTGCCCGGATACGGTATTATCATTCGGGCCGAGGCCAGATATGAAAATCTTGCCGCTTGCCAGCGAGGATATTGTGGGTATGAGATTGTTGATAATTCCCTTGGCTACATTGGCGGGCGCTCCGTCGAAATAGTCGAGCACTAGTATGTTTACTGTGAAACCCCGTGCTTGGTCGCATGACTTGTTTAAAGAGCGCAAGGTGATATGCGACCGGTTCTCGAATGATACCGCGTTCTTGCTCCACTGGGTAACACCGGGCTTCAGCCAGTATGGAAGTTCAAGGTACATCTGGCGGAATAGGTACATGTGGTCTATCCCGCCATTCCATTGTCTTGCTTTTGGGAGTAGCGTGGTGGTATTCGGGGTGAATATCATCTTCCACAGTACATAGGCCATCACCATCGAACTGTAACCTGCCTGACGGTACCAGCTATGGAACGCGATGTGCGAGCCGTGTACGGTTTCTTGGAAGGCTATCCGGCTGACTTCTTTTTTCTGGCGCGGGGTAAGCTTGAATAGGTCCAGTCCGTGGTCTTTAGTATTTATGTACACATAATTCTCGATGAAGTATGCAAGACTCTTCTTGCATTTCTTGTATTCTGCCTTTTCAAAAGGGGTTAGCTTAATGTTCTCGTTAGCCCCCCTCACACTTATAATTCTTCTGTACATAGAAAATCTCCTTAAACCGTACGGCTGGCTTACCGACGCACCATTTTTAAATAGTTTATATGACGATGAAGGACTTTTTACTTATTACTGCATTTATGGATACCGGGGACAAATTCCGCCGGAGAAATTTGGGGGCCTGTATTGCTCGCGCGGCAGAGGCTTTCCCTGAGGCTGACCACATCATAATGGAGCAGGGCGACGGCACATATATGGCCGAGAGCGGACTCGATGAGACTCCGGGGTTGCTTCACAGCATCATCGGCAATATGGACCATGAACGGTTCTGGAAGACACGCCTGATGAATCTCGCCGTTACCTGGCACCCGGGATACTCGGGGTACATTATGCTTGATGCCGACGTGTATCTGACTAGGCCACTCGCGGAATACCTGATGGCAAACATTGCCGATGGCCGCCTTGTGTTTCCTTATGGCGATACGATGTACCTCGATGAGACCGATACTAGACAGCTTGTAGAGACCGGCGCGCCGTTTGGCGGCAGCAAGGACCACGGGGTCACTATTCATAGGCAGACCGGGCTTTGCTGCGGATTTACTTGGAACACCTTCAATGCGGTCGGCAAGTTCGATGAGGCTTTCGACGGGTGGGGTGCCGAGGATGATACCTTTATGTTCAAGTTCCGCCGTATCGGTGCGGAGATTCTCCGGAATCCGTGGACTGGAGCCGTGGCGTACCATATGTTCCACCCGAAGGTGAACACGGAAGCGTATCAGAAGGGCAAGGTGTATGTGCGGAACCGCGTGATGTGCGCCTGTGTCCGGAGGATGTCTGACGAGGATTTCGCTTCCTATATCGCCGGGAAGGTGACTATGGAAGAGATGGTGGAAAAGTACCGCGCTATGGGACGTCTCGAGGTGGAACTCAAGTGGTGGTATTCTCCTAGTGTCGCGCTGGATATCGATACGACGATATACGACATTGACCGCTCGGTGCCGATGACGATGGACTTGATTCTTTCCGCCGTACATTCCGAGGATGGCGACCAGGGACTCATTTTCTTCGTCGATAACATACTCAGGAAGGTACCGCAGGATACACTGACCGAGGAAATGAACAAGTCTATTGATGACTGGTATGGGAGGGCTAAGGATGCGTTGCTTCGTAAAGAGCATTCGTAATGAGTGGGATTCCAAGCTTGATATTCTGTCTATGGCGGTTTCGGCTGAAATCGGTGGCGAATACTGGTATCCGGGTTCACGGGAGCCCTTGATTGCGCAGGCTGCAGATGGGTGCCTTGATGTGCCCGATGGGGTATCGCCGTTCTGTGTGATATATCACGACTCGAAGGAGTATCGCGATACCAAGGCTCTTGTGACAGTTTCGCTTGGCTCACGGGATGGGTGCCGTTTCGGTCTTGCTAGTTATCCTTTACGGGCGGAGGATATGTGCCGGCTCCCGATATCTGTTGAGTTTGATGCCGTGATTGGTGGTAAGATACCCGAAGGTGCCGAAGAGAGTGTCCTTGATGCGCTGAAGCGGGCAAACCTTTCGGGTGCCCGGGTAGCAATCGCCGTGACCGGGCAGATGGACGGGGCGCAGGTTATGTCCTTCCTGCTTGCTGCAGTCGGGTCAGCCCGGGTGGAAATACTGGAGAAGCCCGAACTTCCCGAAATTACGGCCCTTTACCGTACCTGTCCGAAAGTTATCCACCTTGGGGACTGCGAGAGGGGCTACCTGCACTCTATGGCGATGTTCCATGCGGGAATCGAGGGGAGAACCTTGGTGGAAAGGGTGCCCGGGAAGTATTTTGAGCCGTCAACTATGGCTGATTTGATACAGATTCTAAAACGGTAGCACGACTCTCTTGCTATATTTTTGGATGGACCTATGGATACTAATTTGCACTTGCGTATTATTGAACGCATCAAGATTGCCATGTTTGCAGTGTTCGCACTCAATGTGGTTCGTATTGCCTACCGTACCTGGCGTTACGGCGGTTCCAAGAAGCTTACCGATGTCAAGTATGATTTCGGTGAGCCGCCCGAGGGGGTAGAACCGTCCGAATTGCCGCCGGGCTATTATGAAGTTACTGAAGTAACCGGGGAAGAATAGGGGGTACGGAATGCCTAAAGAAAAGACTGAAGAACTGTTGGTCAAGATTGAAATCGACGCTGAAAACTGGCCTTCTCTTACCGCCAAGGAGAAACTGCGGATTCTCTGGGGCGAACTGCGCAAGAACGGTCCGAAGCTAGTCGATACGGCAAGCAATTTTGTAGGTACATTCGGTAGCCTCATTCGTGCGGCTACAAAGAACCGCATAGTCGGTGCCTATCTGGATGCTCTCGATACTATGCTTGGACTTGTAAAGTTGAATACTATTGTCAACAATGTGTTTGTCGCGGCAAGTCACGAGGTGAAGAGTCCTTATGATACCCTTGCGGCTTATATGGATGTTCGTCGCGGTGTCGACTTGCAGACTTCCAATATCCCGGTAACATCGGGCGTATGCAAGGCTTTTGTCGGAATGGATGCCGAAAAGCTCGCGAGTTACGGGGTGCGCTTTATGAAGGTAAAGCAGCTCCCTCCTGAAACAGATACGGGGGACAAGGGCGAGGAATACAATATTGTTGCCGAGGTTACCATCGATGGCCATACTGGAATCGTGGGCATCGAACTCGGCTACTGCATTTCCAGCTGTAACTACGAGGGTGTCGATATCGCCAATGACGAAAACTATTCGTTCTTGAATTTCGGTATGGAGCGTTCCAAGCTCGACCCGGTAATTTTCGAGGGGATGAGCAAGCTCGTCTACCGGATTTATATCGACAGTATCGACATATCCAAGAATATCATCCGCATCAAGAACGGTTCGATGTTTGCTGAGCCGCGAAAGATAATCGATTTCGACATAAAGAACTTTGACTTGTATGATGATTCCGGCAAGGCTATCCGTACGATGAAGAGTGAAGCCGAATTCATCCGCAAGGTTCTTGATGGTAAGGGCCGCCGCGGGTATATTATTCAGGGCGACCAGGGTACCGGCAAGACGGTATCTGTGAACCGACTCCTTATGGAGTTTCCGGATGTGCCTGTGTTCTGGATTACACCGGAATCCATCTCGGACAAGCGCGGGATGATTAATGTTTTCAAGATTCTTACGATGTTCCCGGGCTCGTTTTTTGTCTTTGACGACTTCGACGGAAACGACTTCAGCACGAAGAACGAGAGGACCGGCGCATTCATCAACTTCATTGACGAGACGAACTCCCCGAACTACAGGGGCATCACCATTCTCATCATCAACGAGCCGCAGAAGCTTCATAGTACTATCAAGAATCGCCCGAAGCGGATTGATGATATCATCTATGTACAGAACCCGAAGACTGTCGACGATGTGATTGATGTTATCGAGCAGACCTTTATCCACCTGAAGGCTGACAAGCCAGAGTGGGTTTCCGCGGACTGTGCCGAATTTACCCAGGCTTGCGCCCAGATTTTTGAGTCCGGGCTTACCCATGCATATATTTCGGGCATTATCTGCGATATGGTGAATTACTATGACGGGGCGCCGACGGCTGAACGGTTCCTTGAACTCGTGAACCGTCGGATAGTCACTATGAAGTACTCCCGGATGGTCGCCCGTGACGATGGCCACATTATCGATGGTCCTCCGCCTTCTGTACCTTCCAAGACGGAAGAAAAGAAGATAAACTCTGACTTTTCACTGGAACCTGGGGAGGAAACCGAGGGTGAAATGTAAGTAAAAAATAACAATTTGACGAAATCGGCGAAAACACAAGATATTGTGCAGTTCGCCGATTTTCATGTCTAAAATGGCCATATTTTGTGCCGCACGAACATATAAACCACTTTTGCTTTTTGAAAAATTAGAGGAATATTATGACAGAATCCACCACTGAAAATGCCCAGAAGACCGTACGCATTCCGCTCAAGTTTGTGAAGCGCGATGGTACGCCGGATGACTTCAATCCGGCGAAGATTAGGAATGGCATGGTGAAGGCTTTTGCAGAAGGAAATACCAAGTTAGATAGGGATTCGGCCGATGAATTGGTCGATACCGCTATGACTTCCATATCCGAGCTTGGGAAGAAGACGGTGAAGGCGGATGAAATATCCAAGATTGTTTCCCGGCTCCTTATGGAGCGGAACCCGGATGCCGCCGACGCATACATCACATACAGGGAAGAGCGCACCCGCGTCCGGACTCTCGAGTCCGACCTCCTGAAGCAGTTGAAGGATATTTCGGAGTCTGACCTGAAGAGCTGCAATACGCTCCGAGACAATGCGAATGAGAGCGGAGCCACCCCGGCCGGCATGTACGGCAAGATTGGTGGCGCCGCCAACAAGACCTATAACCTCCTGTCTAAGATTGCGCGTCGCTTTGCGAAGGAGCACAAGGAAGGCTATATGCATATTCATGACCTGAATATGTACAATTTGACTTTCAACTGTCTTAACGCGCCGGTGAAGAAGCTCCTCCTCAGCGGGTTCGATGCCGGTGGAATGGGATTTTTACGCCCGGCCCGCTCAATTCAGAGCGCTACTGCCCTTACGGCTGTAATTCTCCAGCTTCAGTCCAATCAGCAGTATGGTGGCATCGCGGTCGACAACTTCGACTTCGAGATGGCCCCGTTTGTCAATATTTCATTCCTGAAGAACTTGGCCAAGGAACTCAACCGGTATTACAAGACGACCCGTGACCCCAAGTTTGCTGAGTTTGATGGCCGATTTAAGCTTGTCCGCAAGAAACTCGTCGCTATCCTTGAAGAACAGAAGGTGACTATGGATATGCCTACGGCGCTTCTCTATCGACAGTTCCCCGCGGATTGTGTCGACGAAGCAATCGACCAGACGGATGACGATACCCATCAGGCAATGGAAGCTCTCGTACAGAATTTAAACTCCCTCCAGAGCCGCTCAGGTAACCAGGTCCCGTTCTCATCATTGAATTTCGGCCTTGATGTGTCTGCCTGTGGCCGTATGGTCAGTCAGAATCTTATCAGGGCTCAGTACGAAGGTATGGGTGACGGTCTTACCGCAATCTTCCCGATTCTTATCTTTAAGATGATGGAAGGGTACACGGTCAACGACGATGACCCGAATGTAGACCTGTTCGACGAATCCATCAAGTGCCTTGCAAGGCGTTTCTATCCGAACTTCGTTTCTGAAGACAATGACTTCAACCGTCAGTATATCAAGTATGACACCTGCGAAGTCAATGTTCCGTACGAATTTACTGTGAAGTGCCGTGGCCTCGACCAGATTGCCGTGCTGAGAGCTATCGATACGGAATTTGAGAAGATTCAGTACGAATACTGGCACGAAGACAAGTACTGGGAAATTGTCGCAATCAAGGACGGCAAGGTTCATCTCCGCAGGCTCCGCCCGGAGACCACAGTCAGCGCTATGGGTTGCCGCACCCGTGTCATCGGTAACATCAACGGTCCGGAACAGACTACCGGCCGTGGCAACTTTGCATTCCACACGATTAACCTCCCGAGGCTCGCTATCGAAGCTCACATCGCGGAAAGCGATATCGAAAAGCGCAAGGCTCTGTTCTTCTCCAAGCTTGATGGGATGCTTGCCGATGCAAGGGATAGCTTGCTTGACCGTTTCAACCTTATCTGCAAGAGGACCTATGAAGCCTTCCCGTTTACGATGCAGCAGGGCATTTACCTGACATCGGACGACAAGCCGCATAAGGTCACCGACACTATTGCCGAAGTCCTCAAGCAGTCTACGCTTTCAATCGGTTATATCGGCATTGCCGAGACAGTTACTCTCCTTACCGGGAAGACCTTTGGTGTCGACCACGAGGTTGATGAGTTTGCACAGTCTATCGTAAGGCATATGCGCGAGTTTACCGATAAGTGCCAGGTGGATACACACCTCAACTGGAGTACGTTTGCTACCCCGGCTGAAGCGGTCGCTGGGCGTTTCGCCACGATTGATAAGAAGAAGTTCGCTATCGAGAAGACGAGTGCGGATGGTGTATATTCACTTACGGCCCGCAACAAGAAACTTGCCGATGTCGACCTCTACCGTCTTTTCGGTAAGGGCTACTACACCAACAGCCATATGATGGATTTCTCCCTTGATACTACTCTCGAGAACAAGATTAAGGTCGAGGCACCGTTCCACAAGCTTACCAATGCCGGGCATATATTCTATTATAAGCTCGACGGAGACCCAAGCGACAATTTGCCCGCAGTTAAAGCTGCTATTATGGCGATGTATAGAGGCAACTTGGGATACTATACGATAACTTTTAATTCGGACGACTGCCTTAAGTGCGGTTATCACGGCATAATCAAGAATGCTTGCCCGAAGTGCGGATGTACCGATGAAAACTACTTTGTCCGTATGCTCCGTGTGACGGGTTACCTTAGCGGTTCTCCGAAGAAGTCGATTACCAAGTCGTGCTGTGACGGAAAGCTTGCCGAGTTTGCCGACAGACACAATATCTAGGATATTGTATATTTACCGGCGGGGGCTATGCATCCCGCCGTTTTTTCTTTGTAGGAGAAATGTTATGAACTATGGAAAGATTGAGCCGATGAGTATCGTGGATGGCGAGGGAATCCGCGTTACTCTGTTCGTTTCGGGATGCAGGAACCACTGCAAGGGATGTTTCAACGAGGAAACCTGGGATTTCGGTTATGGCAATCCGTTTACTGAAATAGAGGCCAACGAGGTCATCGAGGCTTGCCGGCCGGAATATATTGCCGGGCTGACTATTCTTGGTGGCGAGCCGTTCGAACCCGAAAACCAGGCGGAACTTTTGCCTCTCATTGACCGCTACAAGCGGGCTTATCCCGGTAAGAACCTTTGGATGTTCACCGGGTACATACTGGAGAGGGACTTGGTTCCGGGCGGACGGAAGTATATCGATACGGTGACGCCACGCATTCTGGAAAGCGTGGATGTCCTTGTCGACGGACCGTTCATACTGGAAAAGAGGGACCTTGCCCTGAAGTTCCGCGGGAGCAGTAACCAGAGGCTACTGAGCCGGGAAGACATCAGGAAGATTCTGGCTTAGAGCCCGAATTTCCGGATAAGGTGTTTTACGACTTCGGTTTCACCTTGAGTCAGGACGGTGATTTCTTCAACACTGTCAGTGCCCATGTTATCGTCTTCGATTAGGGTGAAGTGTCCCTTTAGTTTTGGAACAGCCTTCATAATTTCATTGCCGAGCTCGATGAGCTTGGCTTTGTTGTGTGTATATTCAAGGCATACACTGTAGTTGTACACGAGGCACCAGCATCCTGCGCTGTCATGCTGTTCTTCCGGTATGCCGTCCTGTGCCCGGTAGGTGCATTTGGTGATAATCTTGCGGATGAATCCGAGCGCGATTGCGATATAGGTCAGGTTGAAAAGATTTTTCATAGTGCTCCTCCTACTTGAGTGAGTTGATTGTCGATACGAGTGCAGATGCGTTATTGATTAGCACGGGGCCGCCCGTACAGAACGCCTGGTTTACCCCATTCTTCTTGCGGGTGCAGCGGATGGTTGCCCTGAACCGGCCGAGGTCGGAAATTGCGACCGTGATGTTCTGGTTGTGCCCGCGGAATACCATCGAACGCGGCGAGTTGCCGAGAGATGTGTATCCCGCCTTGGTAAGCTCCTCGGTTACAATCCGGGTGAACTCCGGCTGCTCCTCGATGGCCTTGATGCGGGTCTGCTGGTTTTCGGCGAAGAGTGTAGTAATGATTTCGGAAAGCGATTCCACCGTGATGTCCTTGAACTTGAAGGAGTTCGCGATGGTGCTGTCTGCGAGGACTGTCGTGAGGGATACCCGGAAGTGCTTCCGGTATTCGCGCCGCTCGATGTTGTAGTGGCAGAAGTTGTTGAGGCTCTTGTCTGCATAGAACACCTGGAAGCTGCGCTTCGTCAGGGGGATTACGATGCTCCCCTGGATGATTATGTTCTTTTCGCATTCCTCGATATACTTTGGCGCCGGGTACTGTTCAATGGAGTCTTCTGCGTAGCGGAAGTATTCAAACGGTTCTTGTTTCATAGTTAAAACTCCTGGGTTGGAATCTTTTCGATGCTTGCTTTTGGCGAAATGTTTCCGAGAATGGCGCTTATTTCGTCGGTAATCTTTATAATCTCGGCACGGGCCTTCTGCGATACCGGTATGGAGCGTAGCTTCATTAACTTGTTCTCAATCTCCTCGAACTTCTTCGGGACATTGCGGTTTGACTTTACGAATAGCTGGTATTCCTGTGATATCCGGTCCATCAGCATGCGGTCCACGCTGTAGTCCACATCGCACCATCCCTGATTGGTGAATCGAATCTGTACCTTGTGGACATCGAAGAATTCCGGGTTTTCCTTACGGACGTTCCAGAAGTACCGGATTTCCCCGGTGGCGTCCCCGGACGAGAACTGGCCGTACATAGTGTAGTGCTCGAAGCCGGCGATTTCCATAGTCTTTACCGGCTTTTCCACGACCACATTGGTCTCGCTCTGGGTGACGATTGCGAGAACCGCGATGGTGTCCTGTCTCAGGTTGGCTACGATGTCGGTGTCGAAAAGGGTATCCTTCTGGAGTTCGGTGTTGTACCGTAATTCTCTTACTGGGATTTTCATAATATATCCGCTCCTTGATACTAAGGAATCTATTTCAATTTGCATATTTAAGAAAAAGATATAGTTTGAAATGTAGCGGCATAGGGGACCGCGCTGAAACAGGGTGTTTGTGATTCTCAAAACAATCAGGTAGGAATTGATGCGTTCAAGAGAAGAAATTAACAAGTTTGTCCGCGACAGTTCGCTCGGTAAGCTCAATATTGTTTCCCGGGCAATCAAGTTCGCTGAATTTGCACACGACGGGCAGTTTGATAAGGGCGGGCACCGTTACTTTGAACATGTCGGCGCCGTTGGGAAGGAAACCGACAAGCGCTATGGCGACGATAACCTTACCGCTATCGCCTATATCCATGATGTAGTCGAAGACGGCGGTTTTACCATATCCGACCTTATGGTATGGTTCCCGCCGGTAATCTGGAAGGTCGTCGACCTCCTTACCAAGAAGAAGAGTGAATCGCGCTCGGCTTACATTGAACGGGTATCCGGCAACCTCCTTGCTGCCAAGGTGAAGATTGTCGACCTTGACAATAACATCGACCTTACCCGTATCCCGTCACCGAAGGCGGTGGACTACGAGCGTCAGGACAGGTATATCCTCGAGCGCGCCAAGATATCCGACGCGGTAAACTCGATGGAGAAGCTGGTCGGCGAGGTGAACAGCCGTTCGTCCGACGCATACTATGAAAATGTCATGGACACCCAGTATAAGAAGTACTACGGGTGGAAGCCGGAAAAGACTATTCCGGCAAAGAAGGAAACTCCGAATACAGAGGTTAAAGATGAGCGTTAATAATGAAACTTCCAAAGAAGCTCCGGCGAAAGAAATTGTCTTCCCGACGGCAGCTGAAATGAAAGCCCGGATTGAAACTGAAACGGCCGCCCGTGGTAAAGCCTATCGTAAGGCGCATCCGCAGTTTACCAAGAACTTGATGGATTTCCTTGCATCTGTTCATGAGGGTACTAGTGTCTTGGTTAATTCCGAACACAAGAAGCAGTTCACTCTTGAAGAAACTCGGCTATGTCTTGAGGGACTTGGATATCAGATACAGGCTTCGGCCAACGGCGGAATGATTGTAGGGGGAGGTTTGACATATCCGCCTTTCTGGATTCGCTGGGTTCCGTTCGATACTATCTAGTAGTCAAATTACCTATTGAAAAAAGGCCGCTTTCGCGGCCTTTATTTTATTTCTTGGAACTGTTGCGCTCCTTAATCATTTCATCGTGGTCTTGCTCGAGGTCCTTTTCGGCTTCGCCCCAGTTCTTCTTGGCGCCGTCCCATAGACCCTTTGCCGCACCCTTCAGGCCGCCCCAGAGAGCGCTACCGCCCTTGTAGGCAAGGTCTACGCCTTTATGACCGAGCGCGTGAACCGTCTTACCGAAATTCCCGCTTTGCTCATCCGGGTTTACACAGCGTTCATCCTTTCCGGTAGCAATCTGTTTGGTCGTCTGGCCGCTCTTGGCCTGTTCCTTCACGGCCGCCTGGGTAACCGAGCTCCCTTGTGCGGCTTTCACATTGCCATTGCCGGTATTTTTCCCGTAGCCCTTGTTGGACGGCTTCTGTGCGCCGGCCTGTGGAACCTTGGCGATATTCTGACCGGCCTGTGCATCGCTCGCGACGATGTAGTGCTTCGGGAGGTTGCCCGATGCCTGGAATTGCTGGAACTGCTGCGGGGACAGCTGATAGGTGCTGTCCGGGCTGAACTGTACGCCGGTGCTACTTGTGGACGGTGCCGCCGTAGCGCCGCTGGTTACCCCGGATTTCTTCTGGGGGGCCTGCTGCTTCTGTTGCGGGGCGTTCGCTTGTTGCTGCATTGCCTGGTATCTCGGGGTCCCTTGCAATGTAGATACAGGGGCGGACTGTGCTGTTGCACCCAATGCGCTATTTGCTGCGATACCGCCGGCAAGCAAGATATCCTTCCAGCCTTCCATCAGGGTCTGCTCCTCAATTGGACGGACTGAACGGTATCCCATCCGGACCGATTCGGTTTTTGGAGCCGATTGTGCCTGTTGTTGCCGCTCGGCATAATTGATTAATTTGCCTTCCTTGATGTTTTTCGCGATGACAAGGCTTATCAGGTGAATTGCATTTTCCTGGTTCATCGCCTTGTTCGGATTCTTCTTTTCCAAGGTACGGGTATCGATGCCGGCATACTTCTTGTTTTTCAGGTATGCGGAAATTGCGTGGGCAATCGGCTCAAGCAAGTCCTTGACCTGGCATTCGCCATTGGGGAACTTGGGCTTCACTTCATTAATCACGCGGGTATAAATGTTGTCTTGCCCCGAAGTGATTTCGGCGATAAGGCGCTCCGGAGTGATTGCGCCCGGGGTGCCGTTATTGGCATTCACATCGCCACCGTTCTGTGGCTCGCCGAGTCCGCCGGTAATGTCGGGCATATCGCGCTCGAGGTCGAAGTCTTCGGTTTCGCTGCCGGTTTCCCCGTTAGCGTCATCCAGTTCTTCGAACCCGTCGCCGGAAGACTCGCCGGAGTTCTCTTTGGATTCCTTGTCCGTGTCTTCCGGTTTGGAATCACCCTTATCCTCATTGGATTCATCTTCGGATTTCTTCTTATCGTCTGATTTCTTATCGTCGTCGGCCGGTTTGTCGTCCTTCGGGGTGGATTCCTCGAGGTCGTCATCCTCGGCTTCCATAAGGAACAAAGGCTTCAGGCGTTCCACTTCGCTCTCGAACATCAAGTAGTTATTCCCGTACATCTCAGCACCTGCTCAAATTTTTCATAAAGTTTATATTGACCCGTAAACATTTTGCTATATTTGAATCATACCAAACTCGTCATAATAACCTTATGGGAAGATAAATGGCTGAAGAAAACAATAATCTTTTAAACTTACTGAAGGAGTTGGGCAACCAGATTCCGCGAATCTCCACCGACTTCATCACGCCTGAGGGCATTGACTGGAAGAAGCTTGGGCGTACCATCAAGAACGCAAGTTTCAACAATATTCTCCCGATGTGTTCCACAGCCACCGACTTGTTGAGCCGCCTGTTCGTGAACTCTAACAACCAGAAGCTCAAGGATACGATTAGCTGGGCTCGTAACAGCATTGCGTTGTACTATGTGTTCAACAACATCTACAACAATGTTCAGCCGTCGAACTGCATGGAAAACCGTGCGGAAATCGTGTTCTGGAAGGATATCGCTTCCCGTTTCAAGGTCGAAATCCCTATTTGTGAGCATTACTCGGGGGCATGCGCCGGCCAGATTCCTATCGGCGACATCTTGATGTACCTCGTGTTCAAGCTCAAGATTAAGGAAAAGTACGAATTTACCACTCCGGATGGCGATACCTATGACTACACCGTGGAAGGTGCCGAAGGTAACCCGCCGACAATCAATTCCAGCGGTAACATCATCATTACCAGCCCGCTTTGCGCTCTCATCCGTTGCAGGAAGCTCAAGCAGTCGGGCGGCGATGCCTTAGTAGAAACATTGTATGTCCTCAAGATGGAAAAGTTCACCACCGAAGCTGCTGACGAAGAAGGCGGTATCGGCGCACTGACTTCGACTTCGGATTCTCCGTCCAAGTTCATCGGCGGTCAGATTCTCACTGAACACGCCGCGTTCGTCATCGAACACCCGAGCTGCGACAATGAACGCTGCGTACAGTCTTGCTTGGCTAACATTTACCGTGGCCTCGACCCGATGAAGTACCAGTACCGCGTAGACGCGAGCCGCATCTACGTGAAGCCGAATGACCCGCCTGTCGATTCCGAATGCTGGGTCCAGTCCGACATTATGAAGCAGATTTCGTCCTGGTGCACCAACGCCGCCGAACAGAATACTTCCTTGTCCTACGCGCTTGTCGGCCCGCTCGGTACCGGTAAGACTTCCACTTGCTTGCATATTATGAACGACCTTACCGCTAAGGGATTCATGATTATCACCTGCAAGCTCGAAGACCGTACGCTTGATACAGTCCTTGACAGAATCAAGTTCTGCATCAACATGACACCGAAGGCAGTAATCCTCTTGGACGAACTTGATTCCCTCAATATCAAGACGAAGAACGATGAAGCAAACACTATCATCGACTTCTTCCAGCGTGTCAAGGAATCCAAGAACACGACTACCATCGTGTTCTCCACGGTCAATAACCCGCTCAATGTCGATGAATCGATTATGACTCGTTCCGGCCGTATCGACGAAACCATCGAAGTCGGTTATCCGGATGAAACACTCATGACGAGCATCTTCAAGAACTATTGCGATAAGCAGGGCTACACCATTGACGACGAATTGTCCGCTTACACGGTCACTGCACTCGTCAAGGCTGAAATGTCCGCCGCCGATGTCGAAAACTTCTGCCGCCAGATTTACATCAAGAACGGCAAGAAGGATGGGTTCGTAAAGGAAGACCTCGATGCGGTCATCCAGAGCTTTGCAAAGAGCCGTGACGCTTCCTCCAAGAACTACTACAAGCGTCAGGAACGAATCGAAGACCAGAAGAAGGCGCTCGAGAAGGCTTAATTTTCCTCCTATTGGGGGTATGTTGAGAGAAACGAACAGGAAGGGCAGTCCGAAAGGGCTGCCTTTTCTGTTAGGTCATGTGCAGGGTGCCGTTGGCTACCCTCATCTTATTGTAGATGCACCATGCGCCTAGAGTATGTTCCGCGAGGTATCCGTCGATTCTCCGGTTGTGCTCCCCGAGACCCGCCGCCTCGTCATAGATGTGCAATGCCGGGAACAGCCATGAGCACCAGGCGTCCAGCACTTCCTTGCGGGTGACGAACATGTTGCAGATGTACACCAGGTTGCTGTTGAGGTAGTCAGTGAATGTCCGGGTAAATTCCGGGTGGATTGTGTCGAGGGCGACTACCCACTTTTCGATGTCTTCCGCCTTCATCGCTCCGATGAACCACTGGTATGTCGTCCGGTTCATCGGATGGTGGTGCGGGATGAGTATGATGTCCGAATGTTCGAGGAAGTAGGCCGCACCGGTCCGGGAAAGCAGGTGGTTATCGTCGTAGAAGTACCGGCGGTAGTGTTCTAGGCCGCAAAGGTCGTCCGTCTCGTGCTTCCACATGTAATAGAGCCCGGTAAGCTCGCAGTAGTGCCTGTTGAGGTGGTCGATATTGTCCCCGGGGTGTTCCCGGTCTACTATGAATTGCTTCCTGAAGTCGTCAAGCGGAAGGAAGCTGTTGCGCGAAGAGCCGATAGTATAAATCATCTGATAGTCTCCTTGTGGGTATGTTTATGAATTTGCTATATTTGGTTTAAAATTATAATTGGAGGATATATTATGGAAACTGGAGAAGGAGGGGATGTTGTAATCCCGGGTTCCCCCTTGGATATCACCCAGCGTATGTACATCAAGTACGGGGATATTGCCAGGAGGGCAAAGATGCTCGACAGGCTGTTCACTTTGCTGTTCATTCTTGTTCCGGCTACAATTCTCGTAAATAACGTATTGGCCACTATAATTGCTACCGGGTTGTTCCTTGCGGTAACATTCATCGTCTACCCGATTGCAGTACCGAATCACGCCAAGTTCGTCAAGGAGTTCATTGACAACGCCAAGCAGGTTTCGAACGATGAAGAGCGTGAGGCGTTTACGCGGTGGGGTGAAAGTCGCATCAATAAGGACTGGCTCGACTAATTGCCCATATAAACTCCGGTAAAAGACTTTGCCGAGGTTTGTATGCCACGCGATTTGACTAGACGACAGGATATTTTTGACGACAACTTTGACCAGCCGAGGGGTCAAGAGAATAACCCTCTTGCTGGTGTATTGAACATACTTGACCGTTGCCGGGCCGGAGATAAGCCTAGAGAGGATGAATTTACCGGTGCAATCGGTACCCTGCTCGGAATGATTGGTGAAGAGAAGCGCCGCCGCAACGCGAACGCATTGCCTCCGCAGGAACCTGTCGATGTGCAGTACCCGCGCGCAGGCATGGCTATCGGGGTGGACAATATTGAGGCCGATGCGGAACCGCTCCCGGAAACCGATGCACTTACCGTCGAGGGTGAACGCGGGATGGGGCAGATTATGCAGGACATGAATGTTCCTGTGCCGGCAAGGGACCTTGCCCCTAGATTACTCAACAACATTGTGGACAATCACGACGGCACCTTCAGTTCCGCCGACGGGTCTTTGCATATGGGGAACCGGGAGATGCTTCTCTCGATGATTCAGCGTACACTGCAGGAAATCGGCAACGAGCTTGAACGGAGCGGTGGTCAGGGGATTGCCGAGATTGGCCCGAATCTCAGGGTTAATGTGACGACGCGCTTGCCGAACGGGCGCCGCCAGTTGAAGGTTATCGACCCGAGGAAACTTATCAATGGCTAATGAGTGTGGTGAAATTGGCGGACTCTTTATGGTGGACGGCCCCGGGTGGGACGCTCCGGTAATCAAGGAGTCTGCTCTCGACAGGTTCAATCGGATGGCTATGGACAATCCGATGTATGGCCACAATAAGATTCTCGATACGATGAGCCAGTTCGACAACTCGAATTATTTCCAGATGCACGACGAAGACGAGGAGCTTGACAAGTATGTTCAGACGCTGTTCATTGATGATGTCGGCGAGCACGGATACGATGTCGACGGCGACCCGTATGGTGAGTTCAAGAAGGAATATAACGGTCCTGCCCCGGAAGTGGGCGAGACTATGTACCCGGAGGTGGCCGCGCAGAATGCGGCGGCGTTCCTTGCCCAGTTCGGGAAACTCTTTGCGGGAAAATAGAAAAAGCGGAGCTTGATGCTCCGCTTCTTGTTTTCGGTTGAATTGCTGATTAGCGCTTCTTGGCCGGCTTGGACTTCTTACCACCGACGCTCGGGTTTAAAGCTGCCAATGCTTGTTCGGCACCAAAAGGAACAAGGGGGCCTTTTTTCTTGGCCGCTTCGGCTTTTTTCTTGGCAGCTTCAGCCTTCTTCTTGG